ATGTCTGCCGCCGTGTTGTCTGGTGACTTGCCGGCCTCGAGGGCCAGCCGAGCTGCGTGGAGGATCTTCGCCCGGCGGTGGCCGGCGATCACCCGGTCCACGTAACTGGGGACATGGTGGATGGAGCCACAGGCACCACTGAAACTGCTCAACCAGGAGAAGCCTCCGAACTTGACGATGTCCCGCTCGTGTCGCTCGTAGATCATCCCGACGTCTGGCTTGACCCCACTCTCAAGGCCGTCCCGAAAGACCCCCCAAAGCAGCCTGTTACCCGGCTTTGAGAAGTGGTCCTCCCTCAACCCAAGGGACTCCGCTTCGTAGAAAACACGCTCGCCACCAAGGAACACCGCGCCAACAAGAGCCTTCTCTGAGGACTCAGTACTGAATGAAAACATCTCCCCTACACCTTCCTCTTCATCAACCATTTGATCACCTTCGCCTCGATGTCAGGAGACGGCACCGGAAGGCCATACTCCTGCATGTAGTGGGTGAGGGTGCCCGGGTCCATGGCCCTGCCCCCCTGCTCGAACTCATCCTTGTATCTGATGGCAGCCTGGGCGTTCGCCTCAAGGTACGACTCCAGCGAGGTCGCCACCCCAGCCCACTCCAAGGCGGACTCGACCCTGCCTGGGAGTTTTGTGATGGCGAGGATGTTGTTGAGCTTGTCTATGTTCTTGCTTCGCATGAAGGCGTAGTCCCGGCTCTCCTTCGCCCACCGGACAACAAGACAAAGCTCGTCGGCGCTGTACTCCCCGAGAGCATCCTCCACCATCTCTCGCCAACTCTTGGGCGGAGCATGCCTACTTCTAGGGTGATACTTTTTATATGTATTCCAGATTCTGCTAACAGAAGTACCAAGGTCTACAGCCTTACCATTCAGACCACTAGAGACACTGTCCCCCTCCATACCTCCATCCCTCCAATGCCTACTTTGTTTGACATCGTGTCCAACAAAAGTTGTCAAAGTTTCTTGGGACACCTGTGGGAGCACGGATTTCCTTTCAGAATTAGGTACTTTCTGGTGCTTGGTGAAGTTTTCTACATCCACAAAACGCTTGCCGCCCACGGTGTAGGTCCGAATGCACCCGATCCCCTCGAGTTCCGCGGCCAGGGCCGGGATGTCGAGCTCGCGCTCATGGGGGAAGGCGTGGGCATGGACCTGCATTGGGATCCACCGGAAACGCCCCGACCTGTCTGCGAGCTGCAACATCGCAACGAACAGCAGGCGAGCATGCGGAGTGCATGAAGCGAGGCCCTCATGGTGGAAGAACTCGGGCTTGATTGATCGGATTCGCGCCATCCCTACCCCCCGCAGTGCTAAGGACGAGCCGAACGGACGGTCGCGAGTTCCTCCTCAGTAAGCCAGTCATCGGTCTTCACTAGACCGTTGGTGGCTTCCTCGATGACCCGAGCAGCGGCAAGGCCAGGGCGACGGTTGCCCTGCAGCCACGAGTCCAGCGTGGCGACACCGACCTGGAGTCGGTCTGCAGCCTCTCGCCTTGTAATGCTCTCACGAGAGGTCCACTCTCGCAAAAGTCTGGTTCCAGTTACGTTGATAGTCGTCATTGTGACCTCCAGACGGGGATCATAGGGGTCTGACAGATGTAAGACAAGGGGTTGACTGAAATTCTATGCAAATGTATCATCCGACTGGCCCTCTAAAGGAAGGAGGACCCCGTTGAGGGAGCCTATTTACTGCAACTTTTGCGACCACGAGACGGTGTCTGTCCGTTTGGACAGCACCTTTACCTGCGAATACTGCGGGGCAGACCATCTGCTCCAGGACTGGGAAGACTATGAGGCCAATCACTCAATCAGAACTAGTGACTTACGGGAAGTGCCAGAGACTACACAAGTACAAGTACGTGGAGCTGCTCCGACCTCCGGCAAAGTCGAAGGCGATGCGGCGAGGAGTAGCCGCCCATCTGGGGATTGAGCACCGAGATCCGAAGGCGGCCTCGGACTACATCCTCTCCTTTCAAGACAAGGTGTTCGGGCAAGAGGCCCGGGACGAGCTCGCCATGGCCGCAGGCGTTGCCGAGGCCCTGGTGTCTGGGGCCCTGGAGCGCTGGAGTTACTGGCCAAAAAGGCGGGAGGTTCAGTTCACCCTCCCCCTCATCAACCCGAAAACGCGACGACCCTCAAGGAAGCACCGCTTCTCTGGGGTGCTTGACGGCCTTGACGACGACGCTGTCTACGAGTTCAAGACGACCTCAAGGCTCGACGCCAGTTACGTCGACAGGCTCGACATCGACTTCCAGGTCTCGGCGTACCTAGAGGCTGCTTCAAGGCTGCTTGGGCGGGAGGTCCGGAAGGTGTTCTACGCCGTAGCCAAGTGGCCTGGAAGCAAGCAGAGGAAGGGCGAAACCCCGGAGCAGTACATCGAACGAATAAAGGAGGACTACCTAGACAGACCTGACTTTTACTTCCACCACGAGATGGTGACTAGGACAGAGGAACAGATGGAACTCTGGAGGCAAGAGGCCTGGGAGATCCACAAGCGAATCCTTGCAGTTGAGAATGGTGGCTTTGCCATCAGAAACACGGAGAGCTGCGTCGGCCGATACGGTCGCTGCGCTTTCCTTGACCTTTGTTGCGGGGCAGTTACCCGTGACGCATACGAGACGGTCGATAGACCACACCAAGAACTGAGAATGGAAGGAGCGACTCAATGAGCGCTATTGAAATACCGACTGAGAGACACCAACCACACAGGACGATGTCGTCCTACCTCTGGATGATCTACGGAGCCCCGAAGATCGGGAAGACCACCTGGGCAAACGGGTGGCCGATGGCCCTCTTCCTCGCAACCGAGCCCGGAACCGCAGCCATGGAAGCCGCGGACATCCAGGTCACGAGCTGGACGGACTTCCGGAACATCGTGATGGAGCTCAAGAAGAGCAAAGAAAAGCACCGCTGGAAAACCCTCGTCATCGACACGGTCGACAACCTCTACGAGTTCCTCGTGGATGATGTCTGCCGCGCCAACGGATGGGACGACCTCGGTGACGGCGGCTACGGGAAGGGATACAAGCTCGCCCGAAGGAAGCTGACCAACGCGATTGCCACCGTTCGCGGCCTTGGCATGTCGGTCATCTTTGTCAGCCACGAGCGAAGAGAGGTTGAGATGGACGGACAGGGGCAGCGAAGCGGCGAGGTCCTCGTGACTTCGGCCCTCCCGGGCAGCGCCAGGAAGGTGCTCCACGGGGTGGTTGACTTCATCTTCCGAGCGGAGATGGACGAGGAGGGAAACCGGACCCTTCGTACGGCCCCCCACCGAGACGGGAAGGTTCAGATCGAGTGCGGCTCTCGGGGCGAACTCGGACGACCCCTTCCCCAACTACTTGAACTGAACTACGAGGCCCTTGAGGTCGCGTTTGAGAAGGCCTTTGAGGCCAAGACTAAGGAGACTGAAGAATGAGCATTGCAGACATGTGGAACACCATCACCCCAAGACCCCCCAAATCTAGCGGCGGTGGAAGACGAGACCGGGATGAGATCCAGGACGGCGAGTACGTCGTGACGGTGACCTCGTTCGACTACTGGTTCTACGACGACGGAAAGCAGACCAAGGAGCGTTACAAGTGGGGCCTCGAGGTCGTCGATGGCCTGTGTAAGGGCAAGTACGTGGAGAAGTTCCAGACTGCGAGTGAGGTCGGCCTGAAGATCTTGGCCGAAGACCTCATGCTCCTCCTCGGGGAGATGCCCCCGGTAGAGGCGGTCTACGACAAGGGGACGAACCACGCCGGCTCAATCGTTTCCTCCCTTGTGGGGAAGAAGATCCGGATGCGCCAGAAGACCTCGGCCAGTGGATACCCGAACTTCTACTTCAACGAGGTCGTTGATGACGAGTTCAGTGGTGCGCCAGCAGCAGAGCTCAGCGATGACGACAACATCCCCTTCTAAACTGTACCTGGGCATGGACCCAGGAAAACAAGGCGCAGCCGTCCTCCTTCGGGGGGACGGCTCTCTTGTCTCATCCACTAAACTCCCGCACACAGGGAAGGACCTGGACCTGAGGGCGTTAAGTGGTTGGCTCGAGAGCGCGTGTTGGGATGAAGGCTGCTCGTCAGACAGCATCAGTGCTGTTGTCGAGGCTCTTGGGAGTCGGCCAGCCCCCAAGATGGGAGCCAGCTCGGCCATCACCATGGGAAAGAACTGGGGACGACTGGACGGGTGGCTGTCCGGGCTGGGGTGTAGGTACGACATCGTCCAGCCTAAGCGATGGCAGTCCGAAGTGTGCCCGGGGTCCGGTGACCCTAAGCCAAGGAGCATTGCCGCATGCAAACGGCTCGTTCCTGCTTTGGATCTCACACCAGGCCGTAAGACAAAACCAGATGATGGATTGGCAGACGCCTGCAATATCGCAGAGTACTGCCGAAGGACACTAGGAAGGAGCGAGTAATGGCTAAAGCAAAACACTGCATATCTTGCGGCAAGAGGGGCGTCTACTGGCCGAGTTACAATCCAGAGGCTTGCACCCAGAAATGCGCGGCGAACGCCTTCCTCAGCTACGCCGACACAGGCGCGTTTGAGGCGGCTTACTGTCCTGGCTGCGGAGGCTTCGGGGATCCCCTCAAACACAAAGAGGGCTGCGACATCTGGCGCCAGGAGGACATCGAGGAAGACGAGTTCTACGGACGCGAAGAGGGGGGCGAGTGATGGCGTGGAAACCATGTAGAAACGGAGGCCACAACTGGAGACCGTGGGGAGCGCGAGCTAGGTACAAATGCTCCCTGTGTGAGGCGAGGGGGCATAAGAAACGAGTTAGGAGTGCAAGCCACGGCACCGAGAGGGGGGACAGCGGGGGTCTTGGCCTCGTGTTTGAGAAGCATGGGGCGGCGATAGTTCCATACGTCTGCCCTGTTCAGAGGCGCGGCTGTGGGGGGCCAACAAAATCCCCAGACAGGCTGTGCCCTAACTGCCTAGCCGAAACAGTGAGGGGCGGTGCAACAAAGAGCGGTGACATCTTCT